AAGTATATTGATGATAGTGCTTACATAATGAAGTGGTGGAAACCAAAAGCTATCAGACGATATACTAAGTTGTTTGATGAGAATAGACTTAAACCAGAGAAACTTTTCTATGGCGACATAGTAGGGAAAACCTGGGATGAGACCAAATCTAAGTATCTCAAAGAGGTAGGTAGATAAATGCAAGTATATAACAATTCAATAGTGGAGTTGAGGAAATTCCCTATCGTTATCAATGCTTGTTTAATACTAACACTAAATAGGAGATAATATCATGGGATATTACACAAACACGATACAGGTTCGTTTTGATATGACAGTTAAACAAATATATGATTTGTTTGATAAAGGTCAGTTAAATATGAATCCTGCGTATCAAAGAGATTATGTTGCTAAAGATAATAAAACTTGGCAACAAAATCTAATGAAAAATATTGTTGAAGGAGAGTCAGTAATTCCATACTTGTATATGAGAGTTCATAACGACATTGATCTTTTTCAATATAAATCGTTAAACGGTCAATTGATGCAAAATACACCTGAAGCTGAGGAAATTAGAGATAAGATTATAGCAGCTTTAATTGAAGTTATAGATGGTCAACAAAGATCAAGAACTAATATTGATTTTATTGATGCTAAATTTCCTTTAGGTGATGTGGAATTGATACCTATACCAAAAAAAGATTTTGGTGGAGGATTACTACCGAAAGTTGTCAAACTTAAAGGATTGAATATAACAGATCTGAAGAATTTATATCCTAAAATATATAAAAAATATATGGATTATAAATTTACTGTAGTTGCAACAAAAGGTGGGGATGAAGCTATTCACCAAATGTTTATTGATTTGAATGATTTAAATCAAATGTCGAATCAAGAAAAAAGAAACGCAATTGTTAGTGAAATGGCTGTGTTTGTTCGTGAAACGGCAAGGCTTGGTGGTGAGTATGATTTACATCCAATATTTTCAATAAATGGTTCTGGTAAAGGAGAGTATTTAAATTTTCCTTTTAAAAGAATGGGACAGGATGAAGTTTTAGCCAAAATAGTTGCTATAGTGGATGGAATGGGACGTACCAGCGGTTTGAATAAATCAGTTCTTGATGGTCTTTACGCATCAGATGAATATGCATCGAAAGTTAAGATTCAAAAGAAAATAACTGACATTTTGGATAAGTGTTTTGAAATGATAAAAGATGTAGATTCAAAAACTTATAAAGCGTTTAATGTAGGTACTTTCTTAAATCTAGTAATGGTTGTTCATGAATTAACTACTAATTCAGATGTAAAGGTTACTGATTGGTCTAGAGTTTGGGATTGGTTTTACAAAACTCATATAAAATTGGGTAAACTTACTAAAAAAGAAATAGCAGTTGGTTTAAATGAAACAATCTATCATCAGAAAACTAGACTTGGTCAAGATCCTAATGGATTAGATATGCGAATCACAATTCTAAAAATGAATGGTTTATACGAAAATGACGGAGTTAAACTTGTAGATAGAAAAAGAGTGATTACAGACAACGAATTTGCTTGGATGTGGATTATGGCTGATAAGAAATGTCAAGTATCTAAAAAGAATGGTGATGCATGTGGTAAAGTGTTAGGTTTGTCTGACGCAGTAAAGGCTCATAAAGTAGCACATTCTAATAGTGGTGAAACTACTATAGAAAATACAGTTGTTTCATGTATTCCATGTAATGTGGTAAAGGTTAAGAATGTAAAATAAAATGAAAATAGAGGGGGCTGTGTTAAGGTGATGCAGCCCCCGTAATATTTCAGATGTATTAATTCTAAGGAAGCTAAGTGTATATTTAATACACAAACTAATTAGAATCATACTTTAAAATATTAGATTTCTATTAAATAGGAGTTTAATATGATAAAAGATATAGATAAATTTTTAGATGATTCTAATGCAACAGAACAGTATGACTATAAGATACTGCTTTATGGAAATTATACTTATAGACAAAATCTAGAGGCCGACAGTCTGGTAGAGGTCCTTCGCCACGTTTTGCCATATATGAGTAAAAGGTGGAAGATACACTTTACTATTTTAATCCCAGAACTAATTGGTTCATTAAGTCCGTGGACATTATCTGATAAGATGAGTAACTTAGACGTAAAAATATATGAACTACCTACCTATATAAATCAAATGCGTCAACATTTTAATACTATAGAATTTATGAATCATGTTGATTGGAGAAACAATGATTTTGATATAGTGTATTCTCATTTGCCAGAACATACTTTACAGATGGCTAATTGTTTACATAACAATTCTAATATTACACCAAAATTTATTGGGTATTCACATTGGTTTGAGGTACCTGAAAATGCTCCTTATGGTGACAGAGATGGTGTTCATAAAGATTTTCCTGCTAGAGCATTATATGAAAGTGTAGCTGGATTACTTATGATGGATGAATGTGGTGTTAATAGTGATTGGTTAAAACAACTTACAATTAAAAATGCAGCTCACCATTGGAATGATAAGGTTATAGATAGATTACACAAAATTATCCAACCACATTATTTAGGTGTAGATAGAATTAATGTAAGAGATAAATACAAAGATAAAACGGTTGTATTTAATCATAGAGGTGCTGGTTATACAGGTTGGGAATGGTTTGTAAAGGTAGTTGATGAAATATGGGAACAAAGGCAAGATTTTAAAGTATATACTACATTGACGCAAGTAGATAGACCTTGGAATAAAAGAGTTAATTGTGAAAGTAGAGATGATTATATGGATTTCTTATCGCAAATGAAATTTGGCGTAGGAACATTTCAAACTTATTCTGCTTGGAGTATTTCTACTACCGATGGATTCTCTGTAGGAGTTCCTTATTTGTTGCCAAATAAACTATGCTATCCAGAAATGACAAGTGTGGTAAAGGATCCTTATCCTTTCTTATATGATAATAGAAAAGATTTTAAAAATAAATTTAATGCTATGTTAGATAATCCTATTGATTATGATACAACAACGTTAGCAAAAAATATGTTGTGGGAAGAAAGAATATCTAAGTGGTTTGGTAATTGGGAAAACGTATTTGACTTAAAAGATATGAGAGAAACTGAAAGTGTTTTAAAGATTAGAGATTTTATTAAGCATAAAGGTTTTGTAACAAAAAGACAAATAACTGATTATCTCGGTTGGGGTGTTAGAATAAAGTTTAGCGGTTATAGAAATGCTTTAAGAAAATATGATGAAATTAAATTTACCAAAAATGGTTATGAATGGAGAAGATAAATGTTAGTAACAATAGTATATAGTGAACAATTTGAATCAAATAATAATATAATAACTTTAATAGGGGAGCGGTTATAGTAATGAAACAATTAACAGCAGAACAAGTCCATGAGAATTGGGTTAAACTTATAAACTTAATTAAAGATACATTTTCAGAAGATTATCCTAATAATAGAAGAGAAAAACTTCTTAATATGTATCAGTACTTTGAAGAAAGAATGTCAATAGCACCAGCTAGTGGTAAAGAAGCATATCATAATGCTATGGTAGGTGGGTATGTAGAGCATGTATTGCATGTAACTGATTGCGCTATTCAACTTAAAAAGTTGTGGGAGTCTAATGGCGCTGAGATTAACTTCACCGATGAAGAACTTATCTTTGCTGCTATGCATCACGACTTAGGTAAGGTAGGTGACTTAAATCAAGATTATTATATTCCACAAGACTCCGAATGGCATCGCAAGAATAGAGGAGAAATATACACACATAATCCGAAACTTCAATATATGTCTGTTACCGACCGAGCTATTTTTCTTTTAAATCACTTCGGAATTTCTATGACACAATGGGAATACATCGGAATACGTTTAACTGATGGTTTATACGAGGAAGCAAATAAATCTTATTATATATCGTACAACCCTGACTGGGGGTTAAAGTCTAATATAGCGTACATACTTCATCAAGCTGATATGATGGCGACACATATTGAATCGGATGAATGGAATCGTTTAGATGAAGAATATAATACTCAACTTACAACTAATATGAAAAAAGCAGTTGAGCCTAAAACGGAAACTGAACAACCTTCACCTAAACTAAGTCAAAAATCACAAGACCTTTTTGACGAATTATTTGGAGACAAATGATGATTTTAGAAATAAGTGTTGTAATATTATTTCTTTGGTTTTTATCTTCTTGTTATATAATTTGGAATTTAAATACTAAACAAGAAATATTAGAAACATGGATAGAAGATTTTATTCAAACAATAGAAAAAGTTAATATTGAATTAAAGCAAATAGATTATTTAGGATCTTTTGAATCTGATGATGAAACGGGAACTATATATGAACAAATAAAAACTATAATAAAACAATTAGATAAATTTAAAGGGGAACAAGAATAATGGTTACAGCAACAGAATCAGGATCTACAGTAAAGGTAAAATCATCAGTTAAACCAATAGTTAAAAAGAAGAAGGCTAAAAAGAAAAATTATTATTTTCATCAAGGAACTGAAGATGCAATAATTCGTTATAATAAATCAGATAATCCTGTATTAAGAAATACAATTTATAATGAACATATTAGAGCAGCTTTTGATAAATTAGCTGAAAATATAATTCACACATTTAAGTTCTATTATTTTGATGTATCTTCAGTAGAAGTAAAGCACGAAGTAGTTTCTTTTTTAGTTTTAAATATACACAAATTTAAAGAAGGTAAAGGTAAAGCTTTTTCTTACTTTAGTATTGTAGCAAAAAACTATCTCATTTTAAATAATAATAAAAATTATAAAATGGGTAAAATACATTCTGAAATGGATGTATTAGATTATAAAAGAAATATTACTTCTGAAAAGAAAGAACTTGAAAAATCTACAGATGCTGAATTATTTATAAATGAATTGCATCGTTTTTGGAATGTTAATTTGACTAATATATTTCACAGAGATAAGGATATTAGAGTTGCTGATTCAGTGTTACATTTATTTCGTATAAAAGGAAATATAGAAAATTTTAATAAGAAAGCTTTGTATATTTTGATTCGTGAAATGACTGGTTCTAATACTCAACATATAACTCGTATAATAAATGTAATGAAGAAATTTAATAAAAGACTGTTTTTAGAATTTGATAAGGATGGTGTGGTTGATGTTAATTATACTGGATCTTTAATTAGAAATTAAAGAATAAAAAAGGGGATTTTTCAATCCCCTTTTTACTTACTCCTATATTACTTACGGAATAAACCCACCAACACCAACAAGGCGACAAGCCCAGCAAATCCGGACTCACCGAATGTGTTTATGATTGATGTCAGGTTACCAATAACGTTGACGCCAAAGACACCGGTTCCGAAAATTACTTCAGACACAGCACCTATAGCTACAAAAGACATCATTAGATGAGCTAAATCATCTACATAGCCTTTCACCATTGTTATTATTTCCTTCATGTTTTTTCTCCCGTTAGTTATTGAAAAAGGGATTTCCACCCTATATATAACTATCATATATATTAATCAAAAGTTAAAAAGTCAAATATTTATATATAACAACAATTCTAAAAAATATTATCTAATTGGAGTAAAAAATGGCTATCGATTTTGAAGTATTTGATGGTAAATCCTTATCAGATTTATTTAAAGATATTTATGACAATACACAAACTAATAAAAAACAGCTAGAAGTTTTAATGCAAGAGGTTGTTGGCTTTATAAAAGACGGCGATACAGCTGTACAGATCATTCCTATGTTAAAAGAATATTTAGAGATAAATGTAAAAAATGATGACCAGTTAGTGAAAATGGCTGCAGTTGTACAACGTATTATATCATCCGAGCAAAGAGGGGGAGTTGGAGAAGAATTTGGTTTATCTGATTCTGAAAAAGAGCAACTTATGGGTGCTTTAGAAGATGCTGCAACAGACTTACAAAAACGCTCAGATGAAATTAATGTAGATATAAAAAAAGTGAGTAATTAATGGCTTATCGTAGAAATTCTTCTATTTTAAATAGAGACATAAGTAAAACAGGATTTACTACATATGATGATGTTTATGGTATTATTAAAGATAATGTAGATGAAATATCTGAATTTTATGAACTTGAACCTGCTATGGTTTTACAAGTTTTACTTGACCCAAAAGATTTTCCTACTATAAAAGATACAAATAATAAAAATATTCCTGATTATTCTTATTTAGGAACAATAAAGGCTAGATTTTTATATAGTCAAAGTGAAGGTGATGAAATAAGTGACTATATAAAACCGTTATCAGCACATATAACAGCTTATCCAACAAAAGGTGAAGTTGTGAATGTAGCTCGTCATGGTGGACAATATTTTTATTATCATTCTTTAAATATACGAAATCAAGTAAATATGAATCGTGTAGCTGGAGAAAGGGGTGAAGGACTAGTTTTACCACAAAGAACTAAACATAATAGAAAAATTTTGGGTCAACAAGGTGATTTAATTATAAATGGTAGATTTGGACAAGGAATAAAGTTAGGTAGTGATACTTTATATAAAAATCCAAGTATAAAAATAACAAATAGACAATGGATAGATCCTAGAAAAATATATAACAGAAGCTTTCCTCATGTACAAGATATAAATGGGGATGGTTCTTCAATCTATTTAACATCTGGTCCATTAGATTCTGAAAGCGATGTTTTAAATCCAGCTGCTGTATCCAATAAATATCCACCTACTCTTGGAGGAGTTATGGATGGAGATATGATAACTATTAATTCAGATAAAATAGTTATAAATGCAAAAGGTAGTCCAGGCGGAGCAAAGAATAACGGTGATATTCATATGTTTGCTGTAAGAAATATTAATTTAACTTCTAATTATGAAATTACTTTAGAGCCTGGAAAAAATGGTCATATACAATTGGGTGAAGTTGATGCAATAAATCCAGCTGTAAAAGGATTTGAATTAGAAGATTTATTTGAAAAATTAATTGATGCGTTAAGTGATTTTTGTAATGAAATTTCAAAACCTGAAATAGGTATAACAGAAATATCTGATGCTGCTGTAAAATTAAAAAACTTATTAATTGGAGAAGAAGATGGCGGTGGAATGAAAAACGACACTTTACCAACTATTTTTAGTAATACTGTTTTTATAGCAAATGATGGAGAATAGCTATGAGTGCGGTTTCTGATAAAATAAAAGAAGTTATAAATGATCAAATTGTCGGTACAAGAAAAAATATGGATGGAAAAGTTAATAAAGTTATTAAGGGTATGAGATCTGGAGAAGGGCAACTTGATAAGCTTGCAGAAATTGAAAAAGATATGAATGCTTTAGAAGAAGTTAAACAGAAAGTAAGGGATGCAGTTGATAGAGTTAAATCTATACTAACTTCTTTAAAAGCGGGTAAAGATGCATCTGCAGCTAGTAGAAAAGCTTCTTTAATTGGATCTGCTGCAAATCCAATGGGGGCGGCTATAGCACATGGGCTGGAATTTATAATTAATAAAGCTACCAAAGAAATAAAAGATATAAGAGATGCAGTTAATGTTGTGCCGCCAATATTAGATAATTTAGAAAAATTTGTAGATAATACTAATCGTAAATTAGAAAAAGAAAAAAATAGAAAAGAAGCGAAAAAGCGTTTAGCAGATGAACGTAAGAATATGTTAGTTTAATATATTTATATACAAATAGGAGTTAGTTATGGCAAATACTAAAAAAATTATTTCTTTAATAAGAGAAATAGTTAGGCATGAAGTTAAAAAAGAAGTAAAGAAGATATTTATTAAAGAGAATGTTAAAGATACTTCTGTAAAATTACAGCCTAAAAAATTTAAAAAAGAAGTAAGTTACACCAAAAATCCGATGTTGAATAAAATTTTAAATGAAACAGCACAGTCTCAAGAGTTTGAAGAATATCCGACAATAAGTGGTAATCCTTATACAACTGAAAGGATGACTGAGTTAATTGGTTACAATGGAAGTTCTGTAGGCGGTGATGATGAAATGAGAAGAAAAGCAGCTGCTATTGATACTGCTCAAGCGGCTGGTGTAGATCCAAATAATGTTTCAGAAGAAGTTATGGGAGCATTAACAAGAGATTATAGAGATGTAATGAAAGCAATAAATAAAAAGAAGAGTGTATAATGGGTGTAATTGAAAATGATTTAAATCCAAGTGTTTATATAGGGCTCAAATTACCATTGGAACACGGTAACCAAGGATTTTTTGGTAGAACGCAGAAAGCTATTGAGCAAACTAAATATAATATTAAAAATCTTTTATTAACTAAAAAAGGTGAAAGATTAGGAAATCCCACATTTGGATCAGATTTGGAAAAAGTTATTTTTGAACAAGAAGGAGATGATTTAGAAAATAGAATAGAAGAGACTATAAGATCATCTGTAAGTGAATGGCTACCTTTTGTTGGGATAGAATCCATTGAAACTAATTTTTCTGCAAATAATAGAAACGCAATTAATGTATCTATCCATTTTTCATTAGATATAGATAGCACTCAAGTAGAAAAATTATCTATGGATTTTAAAAGTCAAGAACCAAAAGAATACTTATTTGGCAGTACAATAAAGTAATTATCGGAGATAAATAATGCCATACACAGCACCAAAACAATCAGTAAAAGAAGTTAGATATTTAAATAAAGATTTTACATCCTTTAAAAGTAATTTAATTGAATTTGCTAAAGTATATTTTCCTAATGAGTATAATGATTTTAATGAATCTTCTCCTGGTATGATTTTTATTGAAATGGCAGCATATGTGGGTGATGTATTATCTTATTATATAGATAACCAATTTAAAGAAAGTCTTTTAGCATTTGCTGAAGAAAAGAAAACCGTTTATAATATGGTTCAGTCTTTAGGGTATACACCAAAATTATCTACACCTGCTACGACAGGATTAGATGTTTTTCAAACTGTACCGGCTATAGGTGCCGGCGAAGGTGATGATTATTCTACTAAAGCAGATTTAACTTATGCTCTAGCAGTAAAATCTGGAATGGAAATAGTTTCAGATACTGGTATAAAATTTATTACACAAGAAGATTGTAATTTTAGTTTTTCAAGTTCTTATGATCCAATGGAGATAACTGTTTATGAGAGTAGTGATAATGTTCCTGTAACTTATCTTTTAAAAAAATCTGTTAAAGTTTCTAGTGGGGAAATTGCTACAGAATATTTTACTTTTAATACTGCTGAAAAGTATAGTAGAATTGCATTAGCTAATAAAAATGTAACAGAAATAACTAAAGTAACAGATAGTGATGGAAATAATTGGTATGAAGTTCCTTTCTTAGCTCAGGACACAGTATATACTGATATGACAAATATAGCAAAAAATGACGATGAATTATATACATATAGTGATCAAGCTCCATATTTACTTAAATTACTTAAAACTGCTCGTAGATTTACAACTTTTATTAGAGAAGATGGTAAAACTGAATTACGATTTGGTGCTGGAACATCAGATAGTCCTGATGAGGAAATAATTCCTAATCCAGTCGAAGTTGGTTCTTCTCTTCCTGGTTCTCCATCTAAATTGGGCATAGCATTTGATCCTTCAAATTTTTTAAAAACTAAAGCATATGGACAAGCACCTTCAAATACTCAATTAACTATTACATATAGATATGGTGGCGGAGTTAATCATAATGTTAGATCAAACAGTTTAAGAAATATTAATTCGATAGAAATTTCCTTAGATGAGTCTGGACTTACAACGAGCTTAGTAAACCAAACAAAGGCATCTGTAGCAGTAAATAATGTTATTCCAGGTTCTGGTGGAAAGGATGCTGAAAGTATTATAGAAGTAAAAAATAATGCTTTAGCATATTTTCAAGCTCAACAGAGAGCTGTAACTAAAGAAGATTATATTACAAGAGTCTATGCATTGCCACCTAAATATGGTAATATTGCTAAATGTTATATCGTACAAGATACACAGTTAGATAGTCAATCAGGAGCTAATTCTGATTCTAGAATTATAAATCCATTAGCATTGAATTTATATACATTGGGATTTGATGCTGGAAAGAAATTGACTACTGTAAATAAGGCTGTAAAAGAAAATATACAAACTTATTTAACTCAATTTAGAATGGTAACTGATGCAGTTAATATTAAAGATGCGTTTGTTATTAATGTTGGAATTAAATTTAATTTACTTACAAAAGTTGGTTATAATAAAGAAGAGGTTATTTTACAAGCAATACAAAAAATTAAAGATTTTTTTAATGTAGATAAATGGCAAATAGGACAACCAATTATTTTAGCAGACTTAGCTTATCAGATATCTCTTGTAGATGGGGTTTCAGCAGTTATACCACCTGAAGAAGATAATGTTGCTGGTCATCCTGTTTTAGTAACCAATAAATTTCAAGAATCAAGTGGTTATTCGGGAAATGTTTATGATATTAAAGGGGCTACAAAAGATGGAATTGTTTATCCATCTTTAGATCCAAGTATATTTGAATTAAAGTATCCATCAATAGACGTTGAAGGTCGAGTTATTGGTGATTCAGCAGGAGGTAACTAATGCATTATTTTATTTTTCCAGACGCAGACACAACTATGTACCAAGCCTCATCTAGTAGAAATACTGGACTTGACGAAATATTACAAATAGATAAAAGTATGAATGCTTCAGGAGGAAATGTTAGAGTTTCTCGTATTTTAATGAAATTTGACTTAGCTTATATTTCTCAATCAATGCACAGAGGAACTATTGCACGAGATGCAAAATTTTATTTAAATATGTATGATGCAAATCCGGTTAATATAAACTATAGTCAATCACTTTATGCCTACCCAGTTAGTCAAAGTTGGGTAGTTGGTCAAGGATTTTTAGGTGATAGCCCAGCCACACAAGAAGGAGCAAGTTGGGCTTATAGAGACGGTCTTACCGCAAAAAATTATTGGGTCAGTGGTTCTGAGACCGGCGGTACTTGGTATACATCCTCCTATAGTTCACAATCTTTTGCATATGGTACTACAGATATGAGAATGGATGTTACTCCAATTGTATCTAAATGGATGGATAAAACATATGAAAATGAAGGATTTATTATAAAAAGAAGTGGAAGTTTATCGAATACAGATACAAGTACTGATGAAGGTAGCACTGATAGATTAGGAAATTTTAAATTTTTCTCTAGTAATACTCATACAATTTATCCGCCAAAGTTAGAAGTAGAGTGGTATGATACAGTATGGAATACTGGTTCACTTAGTGCGCTTTCTTCCACACAATTAGAAGATATGGTTTTTTATATGAAAGCGTTAAGACCTGAATATAAAGAAAAATCTAAAACAAAATTTAGAGTTGTTGGAAGAGAAAGATATCCAACAAAATCATATTCGAATACTGCTTCAGAATATCTTACAGCAAAATATTTACCGAGTGGAAGTAAAGCAAATATTGGTAAAGATGGAGCTTACTATTCTATATTGGATACCCAGACAGAAGATGTTATTGTTCCTTATGGAACAGGTTCTTTAATCAGTTGTGATTCTACTGGCAACTATTTTAATTTTTGGATGAATGGGCTGCAGTCAGAAAGATATTATAAATTTGAATTTAAAGTTGTAAGTGGTAGTAATACTTCAGAGGAAACGATACAATATTTTGATGATGATTTTGTTTTTAAAGTAGTGAGATAAAAAATGCCTTATACTCAAGAGGAATTAAAAAATTCTACTTTTTATCAACAGTTGATTGACAGAGATGAACAAGAATATTTACAAAGAAAAGCCTTGTTATTAGAAAGAGCAGCAGCTTCGGGCTCAGCTGATGATGGATCTCTATTATATAAAGATCGAGAAGGTAACATTTTGCTTTTCGAAGATCCTTATACAGGTAAGTTGTATGAAGATCCGTCTTCGAAAATAATACATAATACAACAGTAAACCAATTAAAAGATAACGAAACAGTTGTTAATAGTATTCTAGATAGAAAACTGAGAGAATTGTAATGGCAAGTAAGCTTGAACGGAGAGATATAGAATTACTGAATGCTCATATTACTAAAAGAGTAGGTCAAAAACCATATGAAGATGGTTTATGGGGAACTCAAGGTAATAGAGATTTTGTTTATTTTGAAATTCTCGATAGCCAAAATAATCTTATTGAATTTAAAAATCTTTCATTGGCAGAATTTTCTGTAAATACAAATAGTAATATAGAATTTTATCCTGGAAAACATATAACAGAATTGGGATTTGATAGTGGTACTTTTAAAGTAAAATATCATTTTTTAAGAAAGTTAGCAGGAGACGATATTAGTGTTTTAGTTAGAACAAAAACAGGATTAGAAGGAGATATTTATAATCACTTAACAAATATCTATATAACAGATGACGGTAAAGTTTATATTGGTACAGAAGAACAATTTAGAGACAATGGCAATACTAATGAACAATTAGCAATTGAAGATTTAAGATATCAAATAGATGAAATTTCTCCATCTCGTAAAGAAGTTAGATTAAAAGCAAAAAATATAAATGGTGATTATATATTAGATTTTGTGGACATACAAACATCAGTTAATATAACTAAAATAGATTCTGTTATTGATTTTATAGGAAATGATTTAAATGATTCTAATGTTTTAACAATATCTCCTGATGCGGGAGGTTTTCTATTTACACAAAAAATGGTAGATGGTACAGTAACTATACCAAACACTTTTAAAGTAAATGAAATACAGATAGCAGCAAGAACTGAAACGAATTTTATTAAAAATCCAAGTGGCGAATCATACGATACGGATAGTTTTGGTGACCCGGTAAATTTAAAAAATAAATATGAATGGGATGCTAGTTTGCACGCAGACGCAATTTCAGTAAAAAATTGGTCTTCTGGATTTAATAGTTTTGCATATGGTTCTACTGGAGGAACTGCTGCTGTCGGTTATCATGCTAAGTGGGTAATAGGAGAAGGCATGACGGGTGGAACTGCTATGAAGTTTCCCGATCAGAATGATATGTTTACTGACTTAGATATTTGGCCGAGTAATATACCTCATCGTTGGTTAGGTATAAGTCAACAGATGAATAATTTACAAGGACAAGGAGTTACACACGGTGATATTGTAAATGTGAGTCTTAATGTAAAAAGTACAGTTGCTGGTAAAGGAGCGCAGGTATCTCTTAGATACGCTGATGAAATGATAGCTGAAGATGATCCAACTCCGTTAAAGCCAACCGGTTATTTTGATCCAAATAGTCCAGATCCTACAGAAACAATGCCAACTCATCCTCCAACGGGTTATATGGCTAATAGTAGTGGAAATGCAACCGCAATTGAACCACAACCACCAGCTAGACTTGT